TTAGCAGGTGGGGGAAACAGGCCAGTTGATGCTTGGGGCGTGAGTCAGGTTGATACGGCTTAATTGCACCAGATAGGTTTTCCAATCTTTGAGTGCCTGCGTTTCCTGACTGGTAGCGATCGCCAGTTCCTGTGCGTAAGTCAGTTCCTGGATTCGATCATGCGCCATCTGGCACCGGGCATCGCGCTCCAGCCGTGCCGCCTGTAATAGGCTCGCCTGATACACAATCGCATCCGTTGCCCACTTTTCACCATCCTAGCGGTCACACTCGCTGGTGGGCGGCAACAGAGTCAGACTGGCGGACAGCTCGCCCAACACCTTGATGGTCTGTGGCTGACGCGTCTGCGTATGGTAAGCGGTATGTCCGCGAAAATCCGACACCGACTCCCAACACTGGCCATCAGCCGAGCGGCACAGCGCCTGCCCTTGCGTCACGGATTGCAGCGGTTCATCCGCATAACTGTGTGCCGGAATCCCGGTTCCCGGCATCAGATATTCATCGCTGTAACCATAGTATTCACGGGTTAGCGTATCTGCGTGATACAACCCGCAGCCAGCCGGCATGGGATGCCAGTCCATCGGCCGCCAGCACGGCACGAGCTTCCTGTGTCGATATCGTTATTACGCGGCCCTCACGATGTAGTTAAAGGCGATGTTGCGGGGGCGATTATCCGGCGCAGTGGGAACGACTCTCGACACGTCAAGCATGATCAGTTGCCCCTCCCCACCAACGGAAGCGCCGACATGTGACGACTGAGTATTCTCGGCGAAAGTAAAAGCTCCCGTGGGAACTGGCTGATTTGATGCCCCTCCGGCGAACAGCGCCTCCGATCCGAACGATCCCAAAATATTACGTATGCCATCTTTCTGAGCAGACAAAAGCGCCCGCTCTACATCCACCCCACGCCCATCATCCCAGCCACGAATAAACTCGCCGCGCAAATCCGGCAATACGCCCGACGGATAGACCTGTGCCAACCGTGGATAGCGACTTCTATCAAACGCCTGGCCGTTACATTTGAGCCATCCATCAGGGACTGTGGCTTGTGGCCAGGGCTGTGGGATACCAACGATGTCATTAATATCCAGTTTGAGTTTGGTGTTGGCCTCGGTTTTACCAGACAGCAAGCCAATAGCATAAGCAACTGCATCAGCAACAAAAGCGGTAGTCGCCAGTTGTGTCGTACTTGTTCCTGCGGCGGCGGTCGGTGCCGCAGGACTGCCGGTAAACGCCGGGCTGGCAATCGGCGCATATTGCTTATGCGGATTAACAGCAGCGACATGATCGGCTAGTAACGTGTCGGCATAGCGTCGCGTCGCCAGCGCCACCGTCGGGTCAAATTTCAGCGTTATTGCATCGGTATGGCTGACAATCAGCACCATGCGCACCGTCTGTATCCGACCGGAGCCTTCTTTTAATTCCGGTTTATAGGTTTCCGGGCAGTTACCGACCGCAATCAAATCGCCATCCACGTCGTACAAACCGATCTCACGCAGCCAGAACCCGCCTTCATTTTCCGGGATCACCTGCTCAGCAATCATTTGGCTGGCGTTGTCCGGATCAACCGTTAGCGAATTAATAACCCCGCGCCGTCTTTCGTTCACCAGTCTGGTCTGTACCGAGTCCGGGGTGGGGAGTACGCCGTTTCCATCCCCCACCCCCATTTGTACCAGCTCCAGTGGTTTTCCTGCGGCTATCGCCGCCGCCAGTTTTTTCTCACCCACTTGGGTGAGCAAGGTGAAATATTTAGTCCCCATCGATTCTCTCATCAACATGAATATAAAGGAAAAAGCCTGACGGCATCAGAAAAAATCAGAGCACGGCAAGTACTCATCGTCCCCTGTGTGCCTTGTGACAACCATTATGCTGATAGCCCATCAAATCGCCCGTTCATACGGGTGTGGTGGTGATGGCACAACAAGGTTACTGAATCCCCGCTGGCAGAGGAAAAATCGATAAGGAGCGGGGGAATATATCGAAACAACCGGTCCAGAGTAGACCAATGAAAACAACCCGTTCGGAATAACCTGGCGAGGTTATTCCGAACGGGTATCGAATAGATTTGGATTAGTTTGTCGGTATTGTCGGCCAGCAAATATCAGGCGCATGGGCCGGGTCGACGCGACTTAATTGTACCAGATAGGTTTTCCAGTCTTTGAGCGACTGGGTTTCCTGTTCGGTAGCCATCCCTAGCTCCTGTGCATAGATCAGCTCCCGGATACGGTCATGCGCCGTCTGACGCCGCACATCACATTCCTGCCGGGCTGCCTGCACCAGACTCGCCTGATGTGCCGCCGTATCCGTGACCCATTGTGCCCCATCCCAGCGGTCAAACTCGCTCGCTGGCGGCGACAAGGTCAGGCTCACGGGTAAAGGCCCCAATTCACTCACCCCCCCGGCTGGCGCGTCTGCGTATCGTAGACAGTCTTCCCGCGAAGATCCGGTACCTGTTCCCAACGCAGACCGTCGGACGAACGGCGCTGCGCTTGCCCTTCCGCCACAGATTGCGACGGTTCATCAGCATAACTGTGCGCCGGAATTCCCGTCCCCGGCATCAGATATTCGTCGCTGCTACCATAATATTCACGGGTTAGCGTATCTGCGTGATACACCCTTAACCAGCCCGCACGGGACGCCAGTCCCTCGGCCGTCAGCATAGCGCATGCTTCCTGTGCCGATACCGCCATCACGCCGCCCTCACGATGTAGTTAAAGGCGAGGTTACGGGGACGTGCAACACCGCAATATGGATAGGGATCAGTCGCAGTTTGACCAGACACAATGTTAACCCGGATGGATGGATACTTGGCTGAGGTCAATTCAGCGATATCCCAGCCTACATTGGCTTTTGTCGCTGCTTCGCCAACATTATTCAACGTCGCCATGTTGATATTGTTGGCAATATCGCCAACGATAAGTGATCCCGTCTGTGCTGACAAAATAGCGCGTCCCGCATCCACCCCACGCCCATCATCCCAGCCACGAATAAACTCGCCGCGCAAATCCGGCAGCACTCCAGATGGATAGACCTGCGCCAACCGCGGATACAACGTTTTATCAAACGCCTGACCGTTACATTTGAGCCAACCCGCTGGCGCTGCGCTCTGAGGCCACGGCAACGGAATACCGACGATATCGTTAATATCCAGTTTTAGTTTGATGCTGCTGTCCGTTTTATTCGACTGTAAATCAATAGCGCCCGCAACAAACGCGGTGGTGGCGAGTTGCGTCGTATTAGTTCCCGCCGCCGCTGTCGGTGCGATAGGGTTGCCGGTAAACGCCGGACTGGCAATCGGTGCATACTGGTTGTGCGGATTAGCCGCTGCGACATGATCGGCCAGCAACGTCTCGGCATAATGCCTCGTCGCCAGTGCTACCGCTGGGTCAAACTTCAGTGCCACCGCATCGGTACGGCTGACAATCAGGATCATGCGCACCGTCTGTATCCGGCCTGACCCTTCTTTCAGTTCCGGTTTATAGGTTTCCGGGCAGTTAGCCACCGCAATCAGGTCGCCATCCGCGTCGTACAAGCCGATTTCACGCAACCAGAACCCGCCTTCATTTTCCGGAATTATCTGTTCGGCAATAATCTGGTTGGGATTAGTCGGATCCACACTCAGGGAATTTAGTGCAGCACGACGTTTTTCATTAATCAATGTCATTTGAGCAGGATCAGGCGTTGTCGGATTTCCACCTCCATCACCTACCGCCATATATGTAATATCCAGTACCTTTCCCAACGCAACGGCATTCGCCAATTTCGTCGTTCCCACATGAGTAAGCAATGCCATGTACTTCACTGCCATAACCGGTATCCCCTATGTCGCCTACAAGTGTCACTGGCGTTGCAATAACTCCCTGAAAAAATAGTTGCCAGTATTTGCAACGCATTCCGTTTCATTGCTGTTTCAGACAACATTATGCAAAGGGGATAACATCGTGTCGTCTGACTAGCGCTGTATCAGCCATGGCACAACACGTAAATAAAAATAAACCCGCCGTAGAGGCGGGAAAAAATAAAACAATGTAGAGAGAGTAAATAAAATGTGCTTTTATTTATTTTCCAGGCAACGCCGGCCACTCTACATTATGAGGAAAACCCGTTTGTTCCGGAACCTGACGCAATACTTCACGATAAGAACGCCAGGCTTGCTGATCAACCGGTGCATCCGGTACCTGAGTCCAGTCGCTGGCAAGCAATAAATTGTCTCGCTGCCGCCGCACTGCTTCAGCCAACTGTGTTTCTGATACGGGGGCTGGAGTAACAGCAATAGGTTTTTTCGCCAATTCATCAAAAATAATCGTGTTACCAAGCGCCTGCTCACTCAATAAGTGTTGATAGTAGTCATCACCTATTGCAACCGCATCACCGGGAATGTTATCACCATTAACTTCTTTACTATAAAAACCATTACTTGATTTGGAATAAAACATATTACACCTCAGTTCCCTATCGCAATAAACTGATAAGAAATATCAGAAGAAAATTCAACAGAACCACCATTACGGACAAAAGCGCCATACCCTTTCAACATTTCTCTGGTACTATTGCTTTGCCCATAAACAGTCACACCAGTATAATTCCATCCAACAGAGTTGTTTTCTGTAATGACGACTGAGAAAAAATTATTGGGGTATACAATAGGAAATGACTGGTTAATAACACCCGCCGCTAACGTTCTTCCAATACCCCATTGAATAATAATACCGGATGGCAATACCTGATAACCGTTCAATCCTGCACCAGCAACCCCTGCACCACCTATAGCTCGCCACTGCGGGCCAGTGGAAAGAAATCTTACATTTACACCACTTTGAATTCTCAACGTTTTCGAACCAGATGGGTTATTCGGGCCGAGAATATCTAAACCCGCGCCAGAAATAATAACTGCACCATTGGAAATATTATTAAACTCAATGACTCCACCAGGACAAAGCAGTGCATCAGGCAACGTAATCGTAATATCTGCTACTTGCGACTCGATGAAACAACCAAAGGCATCACTGGTAAGTACCTTATTTTCCCTGACACCAAACGCTGATTTCATATTTCCCAACGCACGCTGTACAAACGCGGTGGTAGCAATACTGGTATCGGCATCAAACAGTGGCGGGGTCGATGCTGCAGGATTACCGGTAAAAATCGGGCTTTCAATGGGTGCATATTGCTTGTGCGGGTTAGTCGCTAAAACATGATTCGTCAGCAGAGTCTCGGCATAATGCCGCGTCGCCAACGCCACCGTCGGATCAAACGTCAGCGTCACTGCCTCGGTACTGTTGACAATCAAAATCATACGTACCGTCTGCACCCGGCCAGAACCTTCCTTCAGCTCCGGTTTATAGGTTTCCGGACAATTGCTGACCGCGATCAGATCGCCATCTATATCGTACAAACCAATTTCACGTAGCCAGAACCCACCTTCATTTTCCGGAATCACCTGCTCGGCAATCATTTGGTTAGGATTGTCAGGATCAATAGTGAGCGAATTGATTACCCCGCGCCGCTTTTCATTAACCAGCCTGGTTTGTGACGGATCCGGGGCTGGCAATGAACCACCCCCATCACCTACCCCCATCAGGGCAATTTGCAGTGGTTTTCCGGCCGAGATCGACGCTGCCAGTTTGACCTCACCGACCCGGGTAAGTAATGTAAAGTATTTAGTACCCATTTTCTCTCTCTGAGGATTATTTATAAATGAAAAGACCATACAACACCGGTATTAAATGCTTACGAAAGAAAATGGAACACCATGTTTTTCAGGCGATTCATTTTCGTTTTCATCGTAAAAAACATTACGCTATATTTATAAAAAATAACGCGATATGATGGATATGGTATTCATGACACAACAGAGAAAACTCTTAGCTCGTGTGACCAATCACGTTATTTAAAAAAAATCGCCTCATTTGTTAATGAGGCCAATGAATAAATTTAGAAAATTTAAACTTATAAAAAATCATTATAAAAATAGATTATATTAAATATTTAGAAGCATATGCATCAAATAATACATTTCCTGATGTTGCATCACTTGTGGCAATAGCAACATAGCCATCATTAACGATTACAACATTAGCATAATTCTGCGATGAAAGTCCATTTTCCATGACATGGGCTGTCATCTGCTGTCCAGATAAAACATTTCCATCACCACAAATTGTCATAGATAATAACCCAGAAGCAGTGCTACTTTGTCGAGTATACCCACTTATAGATTTAGTATTTAATGGAGCAACACTACTAATAGAAACATTAAAATCTGTTGTGGTTTTTAAAGCAGAATATATTCTCTTGGGTGGTATATATACTTCTCGCCCTCGAACAGACAACGGAATAAACTTACCCGCCTTGACCGGTACAACCGTCAATAATGCCGATGCCGTGTATCCATCCGGCATATTGGTTCCGCTATAGATCTCCGGCAATTTTACTGCGGTGGCATTAACCGCGAGCAAACCAGACGCCATCGTTACCGGATTAAAAATGGCATAAATCCCGACAAATCCTTCATCAGGGACCGTTCCGGTATCCATCCCCCCAACGCCATTTTTTGTCAGATCGATCGTCTTCTCGAATAAACCAATGCGATATTGGCTTCCACCCAAAGACGTTCCAACAATGATTTCATCGGCAACAAACCTGGCATTAGAAGAAGCGGAGGGAATATTCATTGTGGCATTTCGTGTCATGCCAATGACACCGGAGAATGCACTCCTCACGCCCAAATTCTCGATAAACCGAGCTTTATCCGCAATATCCGCGCCATTTTGAGCTTTAGCCAGAGCCATGTTGTCCACATACTGCCGGCTTGCCAGCACCACCGCCGGGTCGATTTTCAACGATACGGCATCAGCCTGGCCGACCGCCAGAATCATGCGTACCGTCTGCACGCGACCGGAGCCTTCCTGCATCTGCGGTTTATAGGTTTCGGGACAGTTGGCCACCGCCACCAGATTGTCATCGGCGTCATACAAACCGATTTCACGCAGCCAGAACCCGCCTTCATTTTCCGGAATTACCTGCTCGGCAATAATCTGATTGGGATTGGACGGGTCGATGTTCAGGGAATTGAGCGATGCGCGCCGTTTTTCATTAATCAGCTTGGTTTGCGTCGCATCCGGCGTCGGCAACGTACCACTACCGTCTCCCACCCCCATCTGGGTAATTTCCAGTTGTTTTCCCAGCGCAATCGCATTCGCCAGCCTGGCTGCCCCAACCTCGGTAAGCAGAGCGATATATTTTGTGCTCAT